TTCCCTGAACAAAAGCATCGGGTGCTGAAGGATCTGCGACAATATCAGCTGCAGTTGCAAGCATAAAGTCTTCACCAACTTCACGATAACCTTTTTGATTTTCTCTCAGTGAACCAACTCCGCGAGAAGAAACTCCAAGACATACTCCATCTTTGAGAAGGGATTCTGCAATCTTACCCATAGGAGTAGAAAGAATTTGCGCTTTACCTATAAAATTATTTCCATCCTGATAAAGTTCTGTAATTTTGTGAGAAACTCTATCTAGATTTACTGTAGGTCCATCTGGATGTCCCAGTTCACCAAGAGCACGACCTTTTTGTACATAATTTTCACTATAACGCTTTACTTCCCTCTCCATAATAGAAAATGGATAAAGTCTTCCATTACGGTTTACACATTCACTTTGGAGAAATATCCCCTTAATGAACATAGTCTTTTCACCTTTAACATTTTCCGTAATAACTTCAACTTTTTCGATTTCTTCTCTGATTAGTTTCATTACGCTTGTCCTGAAATTTGTACTTGCTGATAATAAAGAGTTCCTGAACCTGCCCCATATGCAGAAATCTTATTTGATATTGACACTGTTGCATCATTTGAATAAAATGCTGTAGCAATACCAATGGAATTATTTGCAACAGACATTCTTGTTTGATAATAACCATCTACCCCACTGGTAGAATCTACAGATAAAACTTCTTTATGAGTAAAATCATAATAAGGTTGACTACTTGTAGTTAGAGTTACATAGTCACCGACACCAAATGGAACTTGAGTTCCTTCTGGAACAATAATAGTAGTTGTTGTTCCTGTTACTATACCAACAACACGATTGGATGCTTTGGTAAGCGCAAGTGTTGCTGTTCCGCCTGCAGGAATATAATAATCGATGTTTGATGCTGTAGGAGTCCCAACACCAATTTTTACATATGCCCCTGCACTTTCAGCAATAACTCTCAGCACATTTGATTGGACTGTAAAAGAATTAGTAGATGTTGTTGCAGTACCTGCAGAAAATGTAAATGAGGAGCCAACCCCAACTGGTCTATGAGCCATTATTTTAAAATATACACTTTTAGTTATTTATTAAATTAATAAATCTCTCTCCACTGAATTGCAGCAGCAACATTAGCAACTGCATTACCGACAGTTGTAATAGTTCTTATAACAATTACGTAAATCTCTGAGTTGGTTGAATTTATATTTTGAACAATAATATTTTTCTTTGCCGCGCTTAATGTGCCCGAAGCAACAGGAGAAAGTGAGTTTTGAGATGAACCGGAAGGAACAAAACCAGACGCAAATTCATCACCATCACTGTAAGATGTTGCATCAACACAAACTTCAACTCCACTATTGGTGGAAGCAGAATTCCAAGTTAAAGTTCCTGCATTACTTAAATAATTGGAATTTGGAATCTTGATAACTCTATAGATGATACTATTTGTCTCGCAATATAATGAAAGATTATTTAATCTTACAGATATTCTGTTTGGATATGATTGAAAGGTATTTTTTAGACGAATTGCAATTAAAGGAATTTCTGTTCCTGCTGGTGTTGGTGTGGTTCTTGTGGTAGTCATTGTATATGCAAAATCAATTCCACTTTCTACATATCCACCTTCAGACATTACAGAAGAGCAAATTTGATCGAAGGATGCGCCAATACCAACTCCAGTGTTTCTAATTTCACAACGAACCGGTAGGTTTGGATTTGCAATATAAACCTTATCAAGATAATTGGAGTGATTGAATTCGTGTGCTGTAATGAATTGTCCGTTGTGAGCGAAACCACATCGAACTCTACCAACTCCTAACCATTGAAAATCTATAAATGCAAGTTGAGTTTTTGTAATATCTAAATTAAATCCAGAAATTCCTGTTCCATCACATTTATCTTTGTTCCATTGTGATTGAGGAATTCTATTTTCTGTTGAAATACCACTTGTAAAAGATCTGATTACCCAGTTGTGTGTACAAATACCAGGATTTATTCCATCTGAAGTATTGAGACCAACCTGTTCAAAATAAATTCCATCCCTATCATCAAAGTATCCTGTTCTTTTAGTTGCATTTTGTTGAGGCGCATAAAAATTAAAAGAACTTAATATTAATTGTCCTTTTCCGGGTTGGTAGTGGTGGTAAAATTTTGTTTGGTGAATAGAATATGCAGTAGATCCAATACCAGTTTGTATTCTTGCTGCTGCTTGATTTGGTATAAAAGTTATTGATGATCCTGCACCAGAAACACTATCAATAAAGTTTGGATCAATTGCGTAAAGATGCTTATAATCGCCAAGAGTAAAAAGTTCAGAAACTCTATTTCTACCAAATGCATCTACCGAATTTGTATCTGGATTGATTGTTACAAGAGTATCTGATGAAATTCCAATCGTCCCTGTAACTGGAAATGGATTTTGATCACTGATTACTTGTCCATCACTTGATGCAACACCTACAACTTCAAACAGACTCCTTTCTTGATTTAAATAATCTTGAGTAGTTATATTCCAAATCGCCATTCTTAATCAATCCATTCTAATTTTGATGGATGGTATCTCTGTACGTTTTTGATATTTAAATTTTTTTCAGTTACAGGATAGATTTGATGAACAACTGCTCCAGGATAATTGGATTGTAGTTGTTCGCCTAACTGTCTGGTAGATGGGATTCCATTTTCAGTAGAAAGTTCTAAACGATATAAACTACCATTCCACATTACATCTGCAATATATTCTTCACCAACTTGTTGTGGTTGTTCCGCTTGTGCGTTTATATAAAGATTTCCTGTAAAATCTCCAGCAATATTAACCGATTCTGAGATAAATTGCTTGAAAGATTTCATATCATTCCTCTGGTTGAGCAAACATTTTTGCCGCTATTTCTGGACGAAACCCATCAATTTTTTCTGCTGATTTTGTAAAAAGCAATTCTTTAATTTTATCACTAATTTGCGAAGCTGATTCGTCTGATGCAACCATATCTAAAAGATCATCCATTTTTAATACCTAAGTAATTTTCTATATTTATATTTCACCGCCCTTGGGCATTTTTATTGCACCAAGACCAGTTTCGGCTGCTGATGCATCTACAGCAGTCATTCCACCATTGCTAGCTCCATCAAGAGTAGGTTCCATAATAGGTTGCCCTAAATCCATTCCCGGTTGCAATGGGAGTCCTGTATTTGGATCTATCGGAGTATTTGGATCTGGGATAATACCTTTCTTTATTTCATTTTTTATAATTTTATCTTGTTCAATTATTTCTTCATCAGTCTGGCGAAGAATTTTTCTTCTAACATAATCTTGAGAAAAATACTTTCCTACATATGGTTCTGCAATTTGAACCATACCCAATCTTTCATTCAGTAGTTCTGCATCTTTCAGTTCTGAGAAGTGGTTATCATAGAGGAAATCATACTGAATATGCTCACTCATAATTTGCCAATCTTCGGGAGTAATTATGTTTTTGAGAATTAATTGAGTTTTAAGCATATCATTGAACATATTTGCAAATCTCTTTCTCAAACGACCTACAAATTTGGTGAATTTTAATTCATCTCTTAAGATTTCTGATGAACGACCTAGATTAAATCCACCTTCACCATCCATTCTTGATGGTGGGACGTTTAGAGAACGATATAGCTTCTTTTTAAAGTATTCAATATCGGTAATTTCTCCTAGATTTTGTCCGCCTGGAAGTGTTGAAATTTCAGTTCCTCTTCCACCCTCTCTTCTTGGAAGCCAAAAATCTTCAAGCATAGCCATAAATTTTTTGTCGTCACGAATTTCTCCGGTACTTGCATCATAGACTAATTTATTTCTATAACGCATCATCACATCTCTTAAATATTGTTCAGCTTTTACTTTTGGCAAATTGCCAACATCAATGTAAAAAATTCTTCTTTCTGGTGCGCGAGAAAGGCGATAAATTACAAGAGAATCTTCAATCATTCTGAGTTGATTGAGAGATTTTATCGCTTTATGTAAGTATGAAAGTGTTGATCCCTTATTTCTGTCAACCAATCCCGAAGTGCAATATGTTATTGCGTCTTTTGCAATTTTTATTCCCTGACTAGCTCCTGTTGAAGTTGATGATCCAGTTGGAGCTCCAACTTTGGGATTGTAAATGAAAAATTCTTCAATTTCCGGAAAATCAAAATCCATAGGATTTTCTATACCACCCATAGAAGGTGGTCTTCTATAAGAATTTTGATTATCCTTTTTTTTCTCTTTGCGAATATACCTCATTTTCATAGCATCAATATATCTAAGTTCTTGAATGCCTTCGTGAGGGTTTTTTAAATCAATTACTTTATGGTAATAAATTCTACCATCAATATACCAATTTCTATAAATTTCGTGACATTTTTTATCAAAATCCAATAAATCTAAAATATGTTTAAATTCTTGTCTTATTTTCTTTTTTATTCCATCACTTGCATTGAGATTATCGAGATCTATTTGAACCGGAGTATCATTACTATCAGAAACTATAGCCTCATTTACAATATCTTCAATAGCACTATCACATTCAGGGTGTAGTGCCATTTCACGATATCTTTTAATTAATTCATATTCAGTTCTATAAACACCTTCAATATCTACATAAGAACCAAAAAATCCACTAGTCATATAGTGGTCTACCCCATCCTCGTCATTTGGAGGAATGGGGGAGACTAGAGTGGATGGATTTGGTTCATTATCTTCTATAGAAAATCCAAATAATTTTGTCATAATTTATTGTATTTTAATCTATTTATCAACCGTTTGGACTACCAGCACCAATTAATTTAAGACCCTGAACTTGGAATTCTACAGTAAATTCCTCAATTGTATCTGAAGAATCATAAGATAAATCAATTGCAGAAACGTTAGTTGGGAAAATGTCAATAAATTCATATTCCTTAAGAACGGCATTTGCAGTTCCAGCATTAGTATCACTGGACAAATCAGAACCTCTTCCAAGTTGATAAACTTTTGCACTTGAAACCATATATGCATTTGGATCTGTGGCACCTATGTTTGTATCGTGTTTTGCAATCAGTTCGGTCCATTGCTCAAATGCATTTCTCAATTTAAAGTCTTCATCATTTATAACGGTTATTGTCCAAGGATCAATTGTTCTATCCCCAGCAACTTTAAAAACTCTTCCTCTAAAAGGAATATCGATAGATCCTATATTTTGTGCAGGAAGAGCAGAAGCTTTACACATAAATCTAAAAACATCTGCATCCCATCCAGTAACTGCTGTAGGAAAACTAGCTATCTCTACTTCAAATAGATTGGGACGAGCACCGCCTCCAACTAATTTTGATTTAAATTGAGAAATTGATTTGTTGTCTCTTGTTGTTGCCATGATTAGTTACCTCCTTTAGTATTTTATAAAATTTAATTAGGATCTTCCAGCAACTTCTTCAAAACTTACTCCAGTTCTAGTTGCAACAAAAGTAAGGGTTATATAGTTGATAGATTTGGCTGGTTTTAAGTAAATGTCTGCTCTAAATTCATTATTATCAATAACATCGGGAGTATTGTTGGTACTATCACAAACAACAAGGAATCCATAAAGTCCCCTCTTTGCTTGTACATCTCGGAGATATGGTTCAACAATGTTTCTAAAGTTTGCTCTAGTTAATTCGTCATTCAGTTCAAATAACTGTGCTTGAGCTGCTCTTTGAAGTGCTTGTTCAATTGTCAAGAATAGACGACGAACATTAATTCTATCAAAGGCAGATGCATATCCCAATCCAGTTTTGTCTCCAAATAATAGAGTTCCTATTCCGGGTTGAGTTACAATTGAATTAATTCTTTGTGGATAAAGTTGATCTCTTTGAGATTTATTTGGGTTATATGCAAGTTTAATTACATTATTTAAAATTCCACGCTGTTGGCCAGCTGGAGAGAACCAAGGATATGCGACTATGTTAGTTCTACACATCAATCCAGCCACATCTGCATTACATGGTATATAAACAAATTTATTATTAAATCTATCATAAGTATACTTGTATCCACTATCAAATACCGCATAAGAAGATGATGATAGTGAACTGAAATATTTAATCAGGTTTGTAGTTTGTGTTGTTGTATTTGTCACTCCAATTAAGTTACCTTTATGAGGACCTATTGTTGCAACACAATCTTTTCTTTGTTCTGCAATAGAAATTAAATATTGTGCTTTAGCTTGAGATTCAGCTTCGCTATCAAATCCAGGACCCATTATTAAATAATCAACCTGAATTTCATCTTTATTTGTGAATAAATTGTAGGAACTAATGATTTTTCCTAGTTCAGGTTTCATTCCACCTGTACTTGAATAATCAACACCTCCACTTAGAGTATAAGTTTTATTTCCTATTGCACTATAAGTAGTTTGTTGAGCTTCAAGACCCCAGAGACCATCTCCAGTATCAATTGCATCAAATGACTCAAGAGGATTTCCGTTGTATTTTGTAAAACCAGTAGCTTTTGGTGATGTTTTCCAATAAGTATCTGTTCCGCTTGATGGATTTCCTCCTGCATAAATTTGTGAAGAAAAATCTGCAAGATATTGCTCATACCATATTTTTTGTGGAGAATTTACAGCAGAAACAGCATCTTTTGCTTTTGAAAGATTTAGATGCTTTTCTAAAAGAGTTGCTTGATTTCCACTAATAGTTCCTAAATCATCTACAACTACAAAGTGAATAGCATCATTTTTACCTTGTCTATCTAAGACATACTTATTTGTAGTTGGTTTTGGTGCTATTGATTTCCAATAGATTGTTGCATTAGTCAAGTCTAAAATTTGATTGTCATACCAATCAGAAACTAAATCTACATTGGAAGGAGCAACTTGTGTGGACTCTCCTCCAGAATTATCCATAATGTATAATCTAGATCCTGCTGTAAAAGCAGCTCCTACAAATCCTTCGGAATAATCAATTTGAGTTTCTGTTCCTGCATAAGAAACTCTTGATACAATTTTTACATCAATACTGCTATTTGAATTTACTGCATCTGTAGTAATGCCAGTAATTATACCCTTCAAATATCCGGTGAACGTGGTTGCAGTACCACTAGAACTTGCAATCTGAGTGTTTAAGTATGCAGTAACTCCAAATCCAATACTGATACCATCTCCACCGGGATCAGTTGAAGCAATTGAAATTGTTTGGTCGGCTAAATTGTCTATAACACAAACTTTTAGTCCATTTGCCCAAGAACCAGGATTTTTTGCAGCAAAGGTAAAATCATTGGCTTCTTGATGCTCAGTCATATAATCATCATAATTTAAAATTTTCAGACTGGTATCCTTTTCCTGATTTACTCCAGCGTTAGCATTATTAAGGGTCGCTCCATCAGTTCTTACAACTTTAAGAACTCCACCATATGAAAGATAGGATGATGCGCTCATCCAATACTCATATTGGGAATCTGTGGAAATTGGTTTTCCAAATACATTAATAAGATCTTGCTCTGTGGATATATCAATTGGATAATCAACTGGTCCGATTGGAAAAGGTCCTGCAATCGCACCAATGTTATCTAAAACATTATCAGCTCTTCCTACAGTTAAATCAACCTCCCTGACAAGTACTCCAGGAGATAATTGAGGAGTCGCCATGTTTTTCTCCGTAATCTCAGTTTATCTAAAAAATATTTATTAAAAAGTTACTTTTCACGGGGGAAATGTGACGTGAACTACCAATCTGGATATTCTATCTTATTTAATAAAAGTTTAGGATTCTTACTATTAGTAATTCTTTTAACTGTACATTCTTTGCATTCATAAGAATATGAAGAAGCTACAGGACCTCTATCCTTTCTTGTTCTATAAAAACCATCTATTAAATTTTTTATTTCTCCACAAACTCTACATTTTCTATCCATGAGAAGAAGATGACCTAGATTTAACTGTTTATCTAAATCCATATTATTATCCATAATCCCACATATATGACATATCTCCATACTCATCTAAAAACCACCTATCACCTTCTTGGTCCGTAAAGCTTTTATCATCCATACCATCAATAATAAATCCAAATGGAGACATATCCTGTTCTATTTGATTTTTTTGTTCTTCATATAATCTTTTTCTAACATCTTGATCTGTAAGTTCTTTAAAATAATCTTGTGCAACTAACCAAGCATAAATTACTAAACACATTGCTAAGTCATCATTACATCCTTCCTCAGCTTCAAAAGAGTTGTGTTTTTGAATAAAAGTAGTTAATTCACTCATAACATCATAGTCTTTAAATAGAAGTTTATTTTCTTCTATCATAGTTTTTAAATTGAGGCATCCAACCTTTTTAACAGTTTTGGACATTTTGACACCAAGTTGAGTTTTTTTACCAGAAAATCCTTGCCCAACTATTTGACCCGCTCTTCCTCTCATTGAGCACATTAACAAGTTGTTATATTCTAAATCATAATGTATAATAGAAGCTACTTGATCACCAACATCATTAACTTCGCATAAAATATATGAATTATTATAATTTTTTGCTACATCTACAATAATACTTGGAAAAAGCATTGGTTTTATTTCATTATTTCTATATTTTGCAACTACTTGATGTGGAAAAGTTGTTATATCAATAACAGTAAAAGCTGAATAGTCATTACCAACACCTCTAGCAACATCCACAGTAATTAAATAATCATGATCTTCTACGACTTCTTCATATACATCTAGTCCACCGCTACTTGTTCGTGGGTGATCATAAACTAAAGATCTGAGTTTTGATGGTGCTATAAGAGTATCAACTGATCCCAAAAACTCACATTCAAATTCAACTTTAAATTGATTTTCTGATGTGTTTGCAATAGTTTGTTTTTTCCACCCTTCATCTCTTCCAGGAACTTCACTCCAGTGAACATCAGTAAACACATATTCATTCTTTCCTTTTTCCGCATCGTGCCACATCCTATAAAAATGATTCATTCCATGTGGAGTGGAAACTATAATAACTTTTGTTTGTTTTCCTGAAGTAATTGTGGGATAAACTGACGCAAAGAAAGAATCTGCAATATGGTTTGGAACGAAAGCAAATTCGTCCAAAAATAGAATATTGAATGACATTCCCCGGACTGCAGATGCGGATGTTGATGCTGCTAAAATTTTAGAACCATTCTCAAGTTCAAGAGAACCTTTATTCCAAGAAATAATTCCCTGCTGCATCCATTTTGGTAGATTTTCATATGCCGTTTGCAACCTATCTAAAAGTTCTCTTGCAGTGGCTGCTTTGTTTGCTAGAATGCCAATATTTACATTGTCATTAAAAACTGCATAGTGCAACAGAAATGCAACCACAGTAGTAGACTTACCAGTCTGTCGTGGCATTTTGCAGATATTAAATCTGTGCTTATGAAAATTAGTAATTAATTTTTCTTGGAAATGATATGGTTTGAATGTTTGAAGACCGTGATCAAGAGTAACAATTTTTACATAATTATTGGCAAAATAAACGGGGTCATTCATGCACTTGACAATCTCAAGAACTTGTTCTTCTGTAAATTCGTGAGTAGTATTCGCCTTTTTTAAAAGCGGATTACCAAGATATACATCATTATTTGCCATAACAAATACCTATAGATTAATTACAATTCCAACGTTTACGTGCTGCTTTACCTCTTTCTCCAGTCCAACTTCTAGAACGACTGCAGAAATTCTTTCTTCTTTTCCAGTCTGCAGAACCTGGTTTTAGTTCTGAAGGAGGTGTAGTAACAGCGGTTTTAAGTTTTGAACCTGGATTCTCTCTGCGATATGCCTTTACTGCAGCAGCACTTAATCCATCAGTCTTATCTTGGCGATTTACTTTCTGCCAATCTTCAACAACTTCAACTTCTTCTCCCATTGCTTTTACATAATTTTTACTGGGTCCTGGTTTTGCGGAACTTCCACCTTGTGGACCATATACTTGAATTAGCGGTTTTCCTGGTTGTATTTCGGAAACGGAGTGATAAACTACAACACTTCCGGGATAAACTTTTTGAATTTCATCATTAATTTCTTTGCGAGTTGGAAGTTTAAGTTGTGGGAAAAACATTTTTAAGGAATAATATTTTGCTCTCCAAGTTAAAGTAACCGCAACAACATTTCCAGTTTGGGATTGTATTCTCGTTGCTTCACTTACTTGAGATTTAAATCCTTTTATTGGTTCTGGTTTGATAATATCAACTACCTCTGCAAAAGTGTTTCCGTTAGCATCTTCTATAGTTACATTTTCAGGAACACAATTTGGAACTTCCTGACCACCTTTCATTTTTGTTGTGGGATTTCCAACCTTTTTACCTTTCCAACATTTTGAAGCACCTACATTTTTTCTTGCCTGATCTAAGTCTTCACCAATATCTAAAGTTTTTGGATATCCCTTTTCTCCTGGTTTTGCTGGACGTTCTCCACGCTTTCTTTTTTTATCAATATTGTACCATAAACCTTTTTTCTTACCTTCTCCAATAAGTTCTCCGAGAATTTTATCAACCATTTTTTCTTCTTCCATTTCTCCACTTGTAACATAATCTGCTGCAGTATCAATATAATCTGCTGCTTTGGTAATTTTGGATTGTACCCATGCTTCTAAGTTACCCTCTCCCTTACCAACTGTCATCTCCAATCTTTTAATTGCATTTGCCATAGTTTTGAGTTCTGAACGAACCATAGAATATTCTTCATCTTTTACAGAAACTTTATCCCACGTTTTCTCACCGTAACCACATTCAGATCTACCTTCTCTCTTATTACATAAAGGACAATATCTTTGCTCTTCATGAGATTCTTTTACATCTTTAAATTTTTTATGTTCTTTCTTTGCAGATGCTTCCATTTTTTTTAAACGTGTATAATAATCTGGAATTTCATCTAGATGTTGAAGAGCAATATTCATGGCAAGGTTATGATCTTTAGTATGTTCATGTTCAATAGGTTCTCCCATATCAAGTTGTTTTTGTATAAAAGAAACATCTAAACGATGCTTCTTGGCAATTTGTTCAACTGTTTTGTGTGATTTAATCTTGCCCATTTGGATAATTGAACCTTTATTTATTTATTATTCTGACTGTTCTTGGGATTGCTGTTTAAGAAGCTTTGCTAATTCTGCAGTTGACCCTACAAAAAGAGCATTATTAACTGTGGTTGGACCTTTAACTTTTTCTTCTTCAATATCTTTCAATTTTTTTTGCAAATCCATCAATTTATCAGTTGCGTCAGCGACATTTTTTATAAGTTGTCCGGCAACTTCATATGCTCTAGGCATTTCACTTTCTTGTGCTAATTCTAAAATTCCATTAATAGCTTCCTGACCCTTTTCAATAAGAGAATATAAATTTCCTCTAGTATATTCATAATCCTTTTTAATTTCATCAGATTTTACTTCCAATGAAATATTTTCTAGTTTTTCTATAGATTTATTTTTTTCTTCTGTTGAAGAAATCACCTCACTTTTTATATTGAAAGTGTCATTTAATTCATCATATTTTTTATTTTTTGTCATTTTCATAAGGTAAATCCACTAAAACCAAAATCATCACCTTCCTCAACCAATTGATTATCAGTAGAAGTTATTGATTTAATTTCAGCACCAGACAAATGTGATGTCACTGTAGTATTATCTCTTCCCCTATCTACAGTAAGAACATTTCCGGATTTAGATCTAACAAAAATTTCTTCACCTTCTAAGTCCAAATAACTATTAGCAGATATTCCAGATGCATCATTTACAGATATTAATGAATCTTCTGTTGAGATATCTGCAGATATATTTGTTAAAACTATTCCGGTATAGTTTTTGATTGCTCTCTTTTCAACAGAATATACAACATCTCTAGTTGGAGTAGAAGTAGAACCTCCAGCAATATAACCAATAGAAGCCTTTTTGATGACATCTCTTGTAACGGTAGAGACTGGACCGAATAGATATATTTTTGCAGTAAATCTCAGAGTATAAATTAAAGATCTTCTAGTAGTAAAATCACCTTCATAATCATCCTGCATTGTTATATTTTCTAATACAACCGGAATATCTTTTTTTTCATCTATAGCATCAACCAATTCAACTGTAATATTGTAAGATGGTTGAAAGTATGGTAGAATTTGTTCAACTATTTGCAAAGCATCATCATTCAATTTTGACATTATCGACAATTCAAATTGCATATTGTATGGAACTGGCATAAATGCCTTCTTAGTTTCTGTTCCATCATTTGCATCTTTTGCAGTAAAAAATTGTGTTGTAGTAACTTTTCTTGAAGGATCATATGTAAGTCCGGTAAATTCAAATGACATTCTTGGCAAAGTCATTTGAATTGGTTTACTCAAATTTGGCGATTGCTCCAATCTTGCCAAAAACTTTTGAGTTGGACCATATGCTAATGGCACTTTAATAATACTCTTTACATTTCCAGAATTATCAAAGTGTTTTAATGTAATATCATTAAATAATGAACCAAAAGCAATTACAGTTTTTCTTAAAATTTCGTGATAAAAGTATTCAAACATAGTTACTATCTCTATTTTTACTTATCATAATAAATAGTATTTATGGTATATTATGGCATACCAAAAGGATTTGATTGTGAAAAATCTATTATTTTATCAGCTTCAATTTGGATTTCATTATTGCTAGCATATCCATCATCTACTACATCATTATTAATAAATCTTAATTGATATGAAGCTGATGACGCAGTTCCGACAATATATTCTCCAGTAGAAAATTGCCCGTCTATTGTAGAAACTTCAAGTTTGTTAGTAATAGCACTCCAAGATCTAACTCTAGCTGTAGTTCCGCTTTCTGATCCATATACAGTCTCATTAAACAAATAAGTACCAACTCCAGAAATTGATGGAGATTGGATTGTAATTGTTGGAGATTCTGTATATCCAAGTCCAGCATTAGTTATATTTATTGCAATAATTTTTCCACTATCATCAACCACAGCTGATGCTGCTGCAGATATAGAGGATATTCCACTAAATGTTACATTTGGAGAAGATGTATATCCAGATCCAGCATTAGTTACTGTAATTATTCCAATAACACCATCACCTATAAACGCAGTTGCAGCCGCTCCACTTCCACCACCACCAATAAATCTAACTCCAGGAGCTTTTATATATCCATATCCTGGATTTAAAATTTGTACTGACTGAACTGACTTTGCCCTTGGATTTATGTTGTCATTACAAACAACAACACCACCGACCATTATTGCAGTAGCAATTCCAGTTTTTCCTCCGTTTGGTGCTGAAGATAAACCAACGAAAGGTGTGGTTGTGTATCCACCACCTCTATTTGTTACCGTAATTAATCTTATTCCACCATTTACTACATTTGTTATTGCCGAGGCTGTTATTCCAATACCAACCATAGAAAGAGTTTGTATTGGTCCTATTGCAACAAATCCTTCATTTAAATCAGTTCCTATACCAGTTAAAACATCATCAATTTCTTCAATTCCAGTATCAATAACTTCATCTTCATATCTAAACAATTCACATCTTAGTTCATATGTATAGTTTCCTTGCAGTTGATAAAATGGTTTTTCATGTTCGACGTATTTAATTTCAAATAATCGATCACCTAAAGGAAAATAAATTAAATCACCCTCCTTTGGTCTTGAAGCTAACTTGACATTTGATTGCTCTTTAAGTAATGGGTAAATATAAGTTTCAAACCTTTCAACCGATATAGTTAGTACCAATTCATTTAAAGCTTGTATACCAAATTTCGATAATATTGTTGGATTATCTGAGTACCCTTCATAACTAGTTACGTATGCTTCTATTGGATATGCAATATCAAAAGATGATTCTATAACTTCTTTTATTATCTTCTTTTCAGTTAAAAATTTTCTTGGCAAATAGTATACTTCAATACCATACATTCTTATTTGCTCATTAACTAAATCTTGAATGAGCGATTGTTCTGTTTTTGAACCCTGTAAGAAAAATGGATTTAACATCTATCCTATCCAATCATATCTAAAGGTGGAAGTTCGTAAGTATTTGACATTTTTTCCATTAAAATATCCAACTCTCGTTGAGCATCGTCATATATTTGCCTTCCATTTAGTTCTATTCCTCCAGGAAGTTTTACTCCCTGAAATTTTATCAAATTTTGCCCCCATTGGCGCTTTATTAGAGAAGTTAAGTATAATTTTAAAAATGAATCATTCCAAACTCTAGAATAATCATTTGGATCTAGAACTGTATAACAATCAACTATTAAATAATCTCCGGAAGAAACAGATCCCCAATCAATATCCAAATACAATCTATCCTGTCTTTTATTAAATCGTATCTGTTTTTGAGTTGTCAATAAAAAATTAATATCTTCTAGATATGTTTTAACCATAGCATATGATAAAAGTTCAGTAGTTCCCCAATAATAAATATCATTTAAAAATAATTGATATTTGACACTAAACATATTATGTGTAATTGTATTCGATCCATCATAGTGAAATATTTTATTTACACCAATTACGGATGGTGGAACTTGTAAATAATTACTATTTTCTTCAAAAGTAAAGGTTGTGGCAGTGCCAACAATATTAGCAGTTGCTGTAGTTGTAACTATACCAACAGGACTTGAACTACCCCTCGCCCTGCCTCTATCAATATCATTTTGAGTCAGTCTATATTTAAAAAATGTTGGATATACGCCATCAAAATGTCTTTCCTGAAAAAATTGAATAGCATCATCAACAAGATCATCAATTTGCTCATCAGCAACATTAATTTCCAAAACAGGAGCTCCCAATTTCCTTTTGCAGTATTCTACTAATTCTTGCCTGGTAGTTGGTTGCGCCATTTTTTATAGACTCTCCAAATATTTATTAAAAATTTGATAATGACATACTTGCAACTACTTCCTGTTGCTTCAAATATAGTTTGAAATAGCATTTAGCAATATCTCTTAATTTTTCTACTTCGGAAATCGAATCAATTTCCGAAGCATATTTAAAATACTCAAAACTCTTACTTAGATTTTCCAATTCTATATTATCAGGATTCATTTAGTAACCTCCTTAAAAGAAATTTAATTTCATCAATATTTTCCTTTATATTAGCAACATCCGTCTCTAAATTTTGTATTTTTTGAGACTCTTCCTCCTTTACTTTTTTTCTTGAAAGATAGTCATTGTATTCCATATCATTAGTATTAATAATAGAATTATTTCGGGGATCTCTAATTAACTTATCATATCCCTTTACTCTTAAAAAGTCCATATCAAGCCAAAGCAATAACTCTTAGATCTTTTATTCTTGGAACATAAACTTGATTTGTGGATGTTCCAATTAATTTTATTCTATATGATCTAAATGGCGATAAATTATCAATAGTAAATGTGTATTCTTTATAATCTAATTCTGGCGAATTAAATTGGAGAGATGTTGATGGTGTAACAAAAGAATCCGGTTTTCCATTATTATCTTCTATTGCTATTATTTGTGATCTATAATCAAGATTGTCATAACCTGGGAAAGGAGTGAATATTGGACTAAATCCAGGAGTTTCGCCTATACTGTAAAATGCTCTTAAATCGGAATAAGAATTGATATAAGCATTTAATAAAATTTTAATAGAAGATGCAGGATTCTCTAATACTATTTCTTTTGAAATGTATTGGAATGCTGTTGGATCATCCGCAATAGAATTAACTCTATTATCAGATGCATAATCTTCTATAATTTTATTAATTCGGTTTGAAGTTAAAATACAACTTATTCTTTGGGAATCAATAACTGGGGATAAGTAAGAATTTGTAGTTTCAAGTGATAATCTCATATTTAATGATTTATTGCCATCTACGTCTGTTAGATTGTTAGATTCATTAATCTTTGAACAAATTAATCTTGGTGATGAAAGATAATTTGACTTATTTAATGAAATAGTTTCAAATCCATTATCAATAAACGCAATTTCATTTCCACTAATACTACTTCCCGTAATTGTTCTAATTTCTCCCGTAAGAGATGTTCCTTGTACAGTAACATTTTGTACTAATGGAGTTAAAATCTCAAATGGAATATTTTGAGTAGCAGTTACATTATATCCTCCAGAAGATTTTGTTGTATTTTGATATAAATCACTATATCCGATTCCAATAGATCTATCTACTCCATCAGAGCTCATATCTAATTTTATGTGATAATAATCAAAATCTACTGGATTTTCTACCGTAGCATTATTTAAATCGTGAGTTTTATTAATTCTTCTCAAAGAAACTCCGTTAGTTTCGTATTTATAAACTGGAGATCCATTTAGATGTGAAGATATTATTGAAGAATCTATTCCTCTAACAATATTTCCGCCTACAACATTTCCCGATATAGAAGTGTATTCAATTATTTCATTATCTATAAGTAAATATCCTGGATTTGATGTTCCAATACCAACACCTTCAAATATTGAGAAAGATGATGCATCTTCAAGAGATAATGATCCAACAGTATCAGATGAATAATCAACTACAAGGCGAGTTGGTTTAATATCTGATTCTACACCAGATATTCTAACATAATTATTTGATGCATACATTCCATGATTTTTATGATTTACTTTTATATGTAATCCATCATTTTCTGTAACTATGTCATCAATTAAAACATTTCCACCCAACGAAGAATTTAGATATGTTGTTATTCCAGAACTATTAATGTATTTTAGAGAAGTTCCCGCACCAATTTCAAACTGCCCCTGAACATTATCAATTATCAATTGATTTATATTTGCAATTGAAGTAATAGAAAATCTTGCATTTGATCCAACGGGAGTAGATCCAATACTACTTATTCCTACTACATCACCAACTTGATATCCATTTCCTCCAGAATAAATGGTTGCTGCAATTGCTACTCCATTTGAAATTGTAATATTTGCAGTAGCTCCAGTTCCTTTTCCTGTAATTGTTGTTAAATTGACATCATTGAAGGTAAAACCACCGGATCCTGGGGTATATCCAATACCAGAATTACTTACGGATAATGAACCAAATGCACTACCTGCACTTCCAACATAATTACCTCTACCAGAAGTAGATTCTTGAATCATAGTATTTCCAACTACTAATTTGGAATCATTAATAGTTGATGCTAGACTTACTCTAATTTTTTTGGAATTAAAGTTTAATGAGTTTGGTAATAGATTTGCAATTTGTTTATTTCCTAATGTTAAATCTGGATTGTAGAATTCAACATTTCCACTTTCTATAAAATCTGCTCTGTATAATGTAAATTTGAGATCTTCCCACTGACTTGCTTCCCAAGTCGATGCGTTCTGTGATTTAAATAGAGAACCAAGATACGGTTGATTTGAGATATATGTTTGTGATATTAAATCATTTTCTCCTATTCTGGATATGTATACACTATATTTTGTGGATACTGAAGCAAGACATATGCAATATTCATTTCCACCCTCTAGATAAACTGGTGCTTTAAATTGAACTCTAGTTGCAACAGATCCATCCACCGAAACATTAACTTCATCTGGATCTAATATTATTTCGGAAAATGGAATTACATACTGGGTAGGAAATCCGCCCTGCATAGTTCTCAATTGGAATGTAACTGGAACATTATCATCGTCTTTTGATTTAAAGAAAACATCACAACTAGTTAAAAATACTCCAGTATCGTTATCTACTATAAATGATTGTGCTAAAGGATCGTACCATCCAAAGAATTGGCTTGTTGTCCTACTGCTTATAGTTCTAGTAGAAACTACTTGACTTGAGGCAACTCTAGAAACTGATCTTTGTTCAAATTCTTGCTTGTTTTCTATTCTAGCATTTCTTACTGAAATAATATTTTCTTGTACAGTTTCAAGTGTTCCACTTGAAGTAAATCCCTCTTCTGCTATTGTTGTTGCGGAGTTTTGGTCATTTGAAGTATTGTTTACTAAAGTAAATGTTTTTGTTCCTACTTCAAATCTTGGATGTATATTTAAATTTGGATTTGGAACATATAGAGATCCCAGTAATGTTGCTGCCAGATCAGAAACCAATCTCACATTAGAAATAGTTGCTTGTGCTTTACTTGATTGTCCAATTAAAACCATTCCACTATCCACCCAACCATTAAATTCTCCTTGAGGAGAATTTGCTAAAGAAAATGTATCTATGTTTAATATTGTAGAAGTTGAAGAATAAGATCCAGATAAGTTTTGGTAATTATATGGATTTTGTGGATACGTTGAGGTTGGTGCATCATAAGGACCTTCTCTATGATTACTTTGAGCAACTCTAAAGGTTATTTTGGGAGAAACATCTTGGGGAGATTGTCCCAATCCAGTTTTTTCCATATATCCAACTACAGTTTCTCCAACCTCAAAAGTTCCAGAAACCATAGAAATTTCTAAAAGTTTTGGAATACAATATTGGGTAACATTGACACCATCAAAGAAAGCATATACTTGCGTTAGTGGTTTGAGTTTTTTGGATACAAATTGAATATTTCTAGACCTCATATAAGGAATAATTTCCCTACTTACAGTTCTATCTCCAACTGATGTTCTATCAAATTGTTCTGTAATGACTGTTCTATTGCCGGTTCTACTTTCTACTCCAGTATCTCTAGTAGTCCTTATAGTATCTTCTAGCACAGAAGTGGTAGTGTTAAGAGTCCATCCAGCCCAGTTTGAAGTTGTAGTTGTTCTATTTGATGTTGAAATTGTAATATCTTGTCCTGTCCAATTTGTAGACCAAGCATTCCATATTGTTGGAGCAAATCCAGTTTGAGGGTCTACATTTAAAGTTCTTGAAGCATCTGCCATTGTCTGAGCATAATTTCCCTCAGTTTCAATAATTTTTGCTTCTAACCTTACCGTATCTACCCAAGTATCAGATGCGGGTGTTAATTCTACAGTTCCTTGCCAAAAACTAATTAAAAATGGAGTAACGCTTTCTGATCTAGTTGCAAATGTTTGCTTTAACCATTCAACTTCAGCGTAGTCTAATGTTATAATGTCTTCAGTTTTTCTAACATTAATTCCCTCAATTTGAGTAAATGCTAAATCCGATCTTGGATCAATTCCAACCACCGGACCATTTATTAGATCAATTGAAGTTGTGTAATGGCTAGGTCTCAGCTCCTTATTCTGAGCATCAATGCTATTTTTTATTTGAGATTTATCTTCTTGTGCTAAAATAGAAGTAAAATTATCAACGAAGAATCCTGATTTAAATCTATTCAATCCATTAGAGTCTGGAACAAATAAATTGGTAGTATTGGATTCTAATAAAGATAATGATGTATAATACTCTAGATTTTTAATTCTATTCTCAAGTTGTCTGATGTCAGACATTCTATATCTTTTATGCTCTAAAAATTGAATAGATGCTTCGTTTGAATCATAAAGATATGGTGGTAAATAAATTGATGATATCTCTAAAGAATCATCTATAAAAACTGGTTTTTCTGGTTTTTCTGAAGGAGTTCCATATTGAACTTGAAACTTTCCATCCTTAGATAGGTAAATGGTATCAATTCTGCCTAAGTAGAATGCAAATGTTGTTATTATAGTCTCATCAGAAGCTAATATATTTGATGATGAATTATTAACAGAATCAAAATTTCTTCCATAAAATTCAAGTGGAGATCTAGTTTCTTCGGATACTGTATATTGATTTACTCTTGGTCTTATATCAATCAAATCAGTTACTCTTAAATCATTTACCCTCGGTATATCTGTAGTATAATTAAAAGTATCATAAGAATTTTTAGAAGTAACATCTCCCGTATCAGTAGAATCATAATAACCACTTTCAAAATATACCTTTATTTTTTTTGAAGGCTCTAAAGAATTTTCTTTTCTAATAAGATATCCATAATTATAAAATGTTCCATTCTGCCCATTATTATACTTATAATTAGAAGAAATATTAAAACTTAAACTATCTAATGCAATAATTTGTGCTGAAATTTTACTTTCAGAAAAATTAATTACTTCACCCTCATTAAAACTATATTGATTTTTGTATATTAATGAAATTTGAGAAGAAGTTAATTTTTCGGCAACAATAGCTATTGCACCACTAGTAGTTCCTATTATTTCTTCTCCAATTATTAATTCAGAAGTTGTAGAAGATGAGCTTGTTATTGAAGAAAGAACTGCTTTAGGCGCAGATGGATTATTTGTATCCGATGACTCATAAATAGAATGAATTTTTATAATATCTGGAATATTTAAAGATATTATTTCATCCTGAACTCTTGTTCCATATGGATAAAGACCATAAGATAATCCATCGTCAAAAGTTGTTTCTCCTATTCCAGATCCGGGATATTTTGACTTATCTATAATTAAACTATTAACTCTATTTTTTCTTTTTACTTTAGATTTTGGTTTTATTTTTTGCAGGGTTGTTATTAAAGTTGCGCCAGTGTCATTTGATCCCAAGTTGTAAATTTGTAGTTGAGTTCCGCCGGAAGAAAAAGAAAATTTATCAGAAGTTAAATACTCTGTTGATCCATCTGATCTAATTAGAGAATATCTTCTTTCATCAAAAGGCATAAAAGTTTCGTTCTCACCGGCAACCAGATTTGATGACAACTTATTTGATGAAATATTTACTGTGAATGACTTTCTTACTGTTAATATTGAATTTGATATATCTACATTCGCTATGTTATTTTTTGGTAATTTAGTATAAAGTGTATTATCTGCCGAATTTTCAAGTTGTGTATTTAGAACTTTTAAATCATATACTTGTAGAGAAGATGATGTGGGTAATTTACCATCAGATACTCCAGAAACACTGGTTACTCCAACTACTGAAACTGAATTTAAGTTTACATTTACAACTTTTGCAACTATAGGATCTGCTGATGAAGTTAAATCTGAATATTGAATTAAATCGTTAATTTTTATATTTGATGTGGAGAAAACCGGATTTGTGCTGCTTATAGTGCTTATTCCACTAGAAGATGGTGTAATTGATGCCACTCCAACATTGAATAATGTAGATTGTATAACATCAGCGTTAAAAGTAGATGCTGCACCAACAGGACTATATACTGATTTTACATTAGAGATTCCATAAGAAGTTACAGAAATTCCAATATATCCACTATTGATTCCATCGAAAGAAAATGATTCATTTTCAATAAATTTGCCTTGGACATCATATACAGTAATAGTTTTTCCTACAGAAACCGTGTCTTTTAAAAATCCAGTAGCTCCACTATTATTGCCTTTAATATATGTTGGAACTGAAAGACTTATATCGGCATTTAAAATTATTTTTGTAAATGTTTGAATATCATATAAAGAAATATGCCACTCATTTAAATTTTTATTTGATGATTGGTAAGAACCTGATTGTAATTTAAAATCATATACTCTAGCAAGTCCTATTTCATCTCCAGCAGGAGAATATCTTGATACACCTACTCTAGAATCTCTTAAGCTTAAAACAAAAGTATTTCCTAAACCTACTGTTGGGCATCCATAAACCCTGTTTAATCTCAGAGTTGGTCCAGTATTATATACTAAAGATTGATTTTCTAAAATTTTAGTTGTTCTTGGCTTATTTACATCTAAAAATGTTGTTGATAAAGTTTCTAATTCATATCCACGAACAAAAGCTTTTCCTGGAGATATTTGATAAACTGCCAAATTATCATTTGGAGTTTGTCCCCCATAAGTGAGTTGATTGGTATTAAATATTCCCTGATTTCCAATTTTATTATCTAAAGAGTCTCTTACAGAAATTTCAAATGGCGAAACTATGTAATCTCCGGACTCTGCATATGTTCTCCTAGCTAATTCATCTCTAACAATACTATATTCTCCGGTTACTGTTTTTGATCTTATTATTCCATCATTAATTGTAGCTAATTCTATAAAATTATTATCATCAAAATCCGTCAAACTTTTTTTATAAAGGAAAGCTGATATTTTTAGTCTATCTGCTCCTGGAGCTGCATAGTTATTATTCCCCTGAGAATTATCATTCAATTCTTCATCAATGTCAGATGTTATTATTTGCTCATCTACAAACAATCCAACTCTATAGTTTGGTCTATTTGAATATTGATCTAATAACAAAGTTTCGGTATTTACATTTACAAACTGCCCACGAATAAAATACACGCCTTCAGAAATATTAAAAGAAGCTGCAACTGCCGCAGATTCATTTGCTATTGTTATTGCAAAAGGACTATTTGCTGTTATTATACTATTTCCAAGCAAACCAGATGTGATAGAAGTGTTGCAAGTCAATAACTCTCCATCAGAAAACTGCTGTGTTGAATTATTAACTGTACTTGAATTTAAATAATTGATGTATAAAGTTAGGTTGCCTCTTTCCGAATCTTGTGGAAAAAGTATTTTATCTACTACTGCAGAGACTCCAGAAGTTTGTCCCGTTATCTTTTTCCCAACTAATTGATCTGCATATGCAGATACAGGAACTCCCAAATAATCATTTTGTAATTGTATACAATAATACAGTGAATTATATCCAGTATTTCCAGGTATTACTTTGGCACCTTCTTTAAAAAAGTGTTTGCCAAATTTCTCAATCTGATTCTGTAGAATTGATTGTAATGTAGTTAATTCTCTTGCCTGTACTGGATATCCCGGTTTAAAAAGAACTCTATGGTAGTCATTATCGGGATTAAAGTCATCGAAATATGGAGCTACATTTAGATTGGTTTGCTGGGACATAATTCGTTAAAACTGCAAAATGACTTTAATATCTTCTTTTTGATTTAATGATCTTGTTATTGCTGGTCTATTGTCAACATATATTATATCTCCAGAATGCTTTTTAACTTCTGGATTTGAAATTCCACTTGCAAATGTTTGACCAAGATAATATGTTCTATTATTTATTACTGTAGATATACCTGTAAAGGAAGTATCTATTGATAAAGTAACAGATCCTCCAAGAATAGATAGAGATCCTGTTCCTGCAGGAGAACTTGTAAATTCTACTAGATCTGTTCCGTAATTGACAAAATTAGGATCTAAATTTGCTTGCTGGGTTCCATCGAAACCAAACCCATATAAAGTTCTATCTTGCCAATATTTAAGAACTCCTGTTGTAGAATTATAACTAATAACTCTTCCAATAGCAGTAGTTCCTGTAGAGACTGTTTGTGTGATGTATGAGTCTGATGAAAAAACTGCAGAACTATATCCAATTCCAATTAAACGTAATGCACCAACAGCACTAGCTTTATTTGATGTTAAAATAGTTCCTGAAGTTACTTGTGGATTTTTTACTATCCCTATCCTAGATATTTGATTGCCAGTAATAAAATCTGGGTTCTCATTATCATTTTCTATTCTTGAATAAAGTAATACATTATAAGCACCTAATTCTCTATAAATATCATATCCGTGTCCTCCTTTAGGTGAAATAATAACATCAAAAGTTGGACTAGTTGTTCCTGTGGGGACATCGCCAGCAACCAAATCAACAATACCATAAGTATATCCGGATCCTTGATTTGAAACTGTTATTGATTCTATTTCTTCATTATTTACAACAACAGTACACTCTGCAGAAGTTCCATCGCCTTTAATTGGAACATTTTTATAAGTTTTTGAAATTCCTAAACCAGATCCTCTGTTTGTTATAGTAACTATTTTAATTGATCCATCAACAGAATTATTTCTTACTGGTAAATTGTCCGATGAAGAATCCCAATTTTGAGGAACCGGAATGAAATCAGTTGATTCAAATTTTATAAAATCAGATGGTTTAATTGTATAAAGATATTTCCAAATATAACCATCTCCACTAGAACCTGCAGATCTAGGTTCCAAATCTACAAATGTTGGTTCATCTAAAGAGGGTTTACCATTTGGAGTTTCTGGAGATATTCCATTAAATAAACATATATAAACCTTATATTCACTATTCATCACAAAATAAAACGATGAATATAAATTAGTAGCACCAGATATTTTTGCAACGTTGGTTCTACTATAATCGTGTCTATACATATCATAAGTAGTCCCTGAGGACCAAATTCTCTTAGGAATAACCTGCCTCACATCAGAAGATGTAATTTTTTTCAAGGCAATCATAGTATCCCAATAAGAATTTTCTTCATCAAAACAATCTTTTGGTGAAGGTGGATCCTCATCCCAATTTACTTGATATTCACTTGAATTTGGCAATCCAATAAAAGAGTAATAAGAATCTGTGTTAGAATTAACACCATCAACAAAGTTTTTGGCATTTAATATTCTAATTTGATCAGTTATAATGGCAGACATTTTGGAGTTTTTTATTTATTTATGGAACGTAGTTTATATATTTTAATGGTTTTGTTCTTCTAACAATAGTTCCTGTCGATATTCCAACATAACCCGATTGATTGTAAGAATTGTAAGAAATTTCCTTACTTCTTGAAGATAGATCAATTTTTCCCCAACTATAGTTGCCGTAAAAAGAACTTGAACCTAGTCCTGTTAAAGAATTATAATTTGCTACGCTTACTGTAACTTTGGCAACATAAGTAACTCCAAGTCCTGGACAAGAAGTTTGTGCAATAGAAACTGATGCAACTCTATAGATATTATCTAAGAAAGTTGTTCCTATTCCTATAATTGCTCTATTTTCATCCAAAGAAGTTACTGAGTTTCCAATATTGGTATTATAAACTGCAAAATAATATCCGGTTTGTATTCCACTGATAGTTGTTACCCCAGTTATTGCACTATTTCTAAGGAATGAATCTCTTTCAATCACCAGATCAAACACTATTCCAGTAGAAGCTACTCCTACTGAAGTAGTAGAAACTCCACTAATAATTCCAAAATCTCCACTATAACTTGATACTGTATTAGTTTCTGCTGATAAAATTTGTGGAGGTTCTATTAATACTTGTGGTGGATTTGTATGTGTATATCCTACTCCAGGATAAACTACGGTTATTGAAGTAACTATACCCGAAGAAATATAAGAGGTGGCAGAAGCTCTAAGAGTCGTTCCTAGACCGACTGGAGACTCTACAGTAACCGATGGATTGGAAAGATAACCAAACCCACCATTAGAAATTTGTATAGAGCTTATAGTTCCAGCAATCGATACTACTGCTGTTGCAGATGCAGCAACTTTTGATTCTTGCGAAATAAAAGTTACTTGTTTTTGGAAATCCAAACTAATATCACTTTCATTTATTTGATTGAAAAATGGTCTGACATTATCAACAAATATGATTGTAGACCCAATACCAACAGATTTGATCAAATATGATACTGGATTAATTATTGGTTCATAAAGCATCCTATCTTTAGAAATTTCCTGTTCATCTATAATTTTATCTTCTGTTTGGCGGCACCAAGTTAAAGTTCTATATAAAGATTCATCTTCAGTATTTCCTGGACCAAAATAAGGATTTGTTTTTATAGCATCTGAAGACAATAATGATGTGACAGTTCTATCTTCTTCTTGAAGCGATGATGATTGTCCTAACAGTGAATCATAATTTAAGGTAATTTCATCTCCAATTTTTACAGTTTCCAATATATTTCTATCAACAACATCAACAGATCCAGAACCTTTATAGAAAATTATCTTGCATTTGTCATTTGTTTCCGGAATTCCATCAACTATGCCTTTTGGTGCTTCGGTAAATGTAATTGCACTGCCCCCATCAAAGATATAACCTTCTCCCGGAATTTGTAATATATCGTTCACAAATACTAATAATAAATCTTCAACATTTATATTTGATCCTTTTGCCGCTTTTATAGAATACAAATTGCCGGAAATAGTTAATGGGAATGTTGTTGTTTCTCCATCAAATAATTCTGATATATCATCAAAAACTTGAAGTTCTCCTAATGACCATCCACTAAAAGTATCTGATATAACAGACTGGATTGATAATCTAAATTCATTTGATTCATTAAAAGATGATGTTGTAGGAATTCCAATAGATCCCAAAATAGGAACTGTTAAAATCTCATTCTGGGCATATCCATATCCAGTATTTTTTATTTCAAACTCAATAATACTCGATCCTTGTCCAACAACAACATCTATTGTTGCTGCAGTTCCAAATCCAGAAACTGAAGAAGAACTGTAAACCAGAGGAATATCTGAATAAGATAATGGATCATCAAATATTACTTTTGGTGGATTGGAAGAAGTATAACCAATTCCGGGATTTGTAATAGCAACTCCTACAATATGTCCACCGATAGCACTTGCAATTCCAATATATTCTATATAAAAATCATTTGAGTCATAAGTTTGAATACCAACTCTTATATTTTGAATACCCGATCTATATCCAGATCCACTGTTTCCAATACTTATAGAACTTATAGTCCCTGAAATTGAAACTACTGCAGTACCTCCAGCACTAACTAAAGGTTGATAACCAAATCCCTCTGAAGATCCAACAGAAACTATTATTCCACCTGTCGGCAAACTTGAAGAATTAACGTCATATGCAACTGATGTCCCTGCTCCAGTAAAAGTAATTGAAGTTATTCCAGAAGTTTCTGATAGATTATAATTATAACTTACTCCAGGACCTTGGAAAACTCCATTCACTAAAATAATAGCATTTTCATTGTATATTCCTGATATATTTGATTTTGAAGAAGTTAATCTAAATGTATTATTTGTACCATTAAAGTTACTTGAAATATCATCAAAAATATAATTTTTGTAATACGCATCATTTGTTCCGTTTGGTATTCCAGATCTCATAAAAGATCTTCCTTGGAATCTGGAAGAAACTGTTATACCTTCCCAATCTCTTTCATCTGGTGGATTTGTTGATGCTGATAAAGGAATTTTGCCATAAGGTGCCTCTACAAAATTAAGTATATTATCCACTATATTATAATTTCCTGTAACTTTAGTCACAAGACTTCCGGTTGAATATCCGGCAACATTTGTTCCCAACCAAGGCCTTCTGACGTTAACAGAATTTGTACTTCCAATACCGACAGATTCTATTTTCATTATTTCGTTGCCTATTTTAATCAAATCTCCACCATAGAAAGATCCTATGCCAGTAAAGTATAAAATGTCATCAGTTGTAAAAGCATTTACGGATAATTGTGAAGTTTGTGATGTTGCGACTATAGGAGATTGAATAATGTTATCTATAGATATAATAACTTTTGCATTTTGGTTTGTTCCAACAAATCTATGATTTGTGCCAATACCCGCCGAAGTTAAATTTAACGTTTTTGGAATTGACTTTAATGCGTCTTCTGCTGTTGCAGATAGTTTAATTTTATTGTCATTAACTTTAACAACATACAAATCTGATGGTAATTTATTTGTTAATCCTATTCCAGTGATACTGGTTGAGGCTATTCCAATAGACTGAGTTGTTCCTGCACCTGCATAAGTATAATTTATTTTTTCACCAGTGACAAAGAAATGACCGGGAATTTCTATAGTATCATTTTGTAAATCTACTATTGAAGTACTAAATCCAGAAAAATATTTTTCAAAGATTGGGAAGTTTTTGTGAGTCAAATAAAATTCCTTTTTAATTTCTCTATCAGTTCCAGTATAGAGGGCATAGTTAGTTTCGATTGTTCCACTGTTTAAATCCAGGGTATCTTTAAAGTCATCTTGTAGTCTTAATACTGTTGCATAAACTTTTACCTGGCAAGATATTCCACTTAAAGGCGTAAAAGTTAATTGTGTTGTATCTCCAGACATAGATCCACTGATAGAACCTAAAGAAGTTCCTCCAGTCTCTATATTTGCAAATTCTGTCAAATATACTTCGTCTAGAAAATCATCACCGATCATAATAATTTCTGACATTTGATAACGACTATTTGTTAGATCTGATATTTGAACCAGACAATGAGCCGCACTATATTCTCCAGAATAATCTAAGATTGTAGTTGGAGAAGGTGAAGTGGTTGATGCAATTGAGGTTGCTCTAGATTCTAATCTAGCGTGTTTCATCTCAATAATATCCGACGAATTATTAGTTTCATCTGAAATATTAAATACAAATGAATTAAAATAGTTTGTTGTTCCTATTCCTGCATATGAGATAAAATCTATATTTACATTAGATCCCGAAATATATGGGTAGAAAGTGCCATATCCCACTGAAGATTCTGACAGTGTTGACTTTGTGGATAATTGGCCAAACTCCAACAATTCTACATCTGTCCCATTGTGAATGATATTTAATTCATTGAATTCATATTCACCATCGCCACCATTTATTTGAACTAAAACTTTTGCAGATCTATATGTAGTGGCAAAACTAACAACGGTGTTTGTTGAAGACGGTGAAAAAGTTGCACTATTTACACTCAGTAAAGTTGAAGAATCAAATGATATTGTACCTATTCCAGAAAAATTATCTTGTAAATTGTATGAGAGTACGGCAACTTGGTAATCATTTATAGAATATCTGGTTGGATAGAATAATAAAACACCTTCAGACCCTATAATATTAAAATCAAAACTCCCTTGATCATAAACAGTTTCTACTCTTCCATATTGGTCAATATATCCACTAGATCCATCGTGGATGAGAGAAATTAACATTGACTGTCTTTGTGATGTATATCTTCTATCCTTTATATAAGTAAAATATTTTTGAGACCTTATTTCATCTGAGTTAAAGCGATGTACCTCTACATATTTTGTTGGTCTAGGATTGCTATTAAATTGATCACTTATATCATCAATTTTAAGAACTCTATTTCCAAAAGATTCAAAATAATCAGTAAGTATTCTATTTTTAAAATAAATTCTATCCGAAAATACTCTTGAAGAAATTTTTATAGAATTTTCTCTAGCAAAATCAAAATCAGAAACACAATTTAAATCTGCATATCCAATCATATTTACAATGGATTCTACATTTGTTACATTTGTAGAAATACCAACTTTCAAAGATCCTTTATTTTCTTCAGATAACAACGATTCCATCTGCAGATCTGCAAATTTTTTAAATCCAACTGTGTGATTTAAAGCACTGACAGCATCACTCCAAGTATCATAATCTATCTTTGATTTTAAAGAATATGAGAAATTCTGATAATAGAAACTATCTTGTATTTTCTGCAAGTTATCATTTAAGAATCCTGCATTTGTTTGCCATCCAGACTCATATTTTGATATTGGATTTAATTTTGCATAGCAATTAAAATCTGTAATTGATGAAGCAATTCCTTGAGATTTTGACACCAATCCCTTTATTTTTTCTCCAACATAAAAAGTATCTTTTGATGATATTGTCAAATAATTGGATATGCTATCCCACTTTTCAACAATTCCGGAAGAATTGCCGGATAGAACTTTCTCACCCACAACATATTCATTCGTTTTTAATTTTGGTGAAAAAATTGGGAAGAATTTTTCTGGTATAATTCTTCCAGAAGAATTAGCAGAATCAAAAGATCCAGGAACTTCAGATTGCATTAAATATTCGCTTAAACTATAATATACTGATCCAATTCCACCTATATTTGGTTCAATATCTGTAATGGTAAATAATTGATAATTATAATCTTCAGAATTAAATCCTTTTCCAGTTGATCCTACACCAACACTAACATTTTCAATTAAAACTTTATCGTTTACTTGGAATGGGAAAGATGTTAATGTACTAAATCCAACTGATAGTGTAACTGCAACTTTTTGCGTTACACTATTATAGGAAATATTGGAAATTCCAACACCATTAGAATTTTCAAATGGTAGTATTATTGGAGTAGTGTTGCTTATTCCGTAAGTGTTATTTTTTATTGTAACAAAACTATCACCTATATTATATTTTAAATCAACTTCTGGTATAAATTCTTTTGTTTTTCCATCAAAAACCAGAAGTTTTGGTGCAGAAAGATATCCCCTACCAAAAGACGTTATTCCAATATATTCAAAAGAAGACAATCTATCTATTTTTACAATCTTTGATAGAGAAATATTTGGTAATAAAGTATGATCGGAAGGAAAATCAAATCCAACATCTTCTATTTTTGTTTTTTTAATTTTTCCAATATTTGAACTAAAACACTCTAAAATAGCACCTTCACCATATTCTGTTTTAATATTACTAATTGTTGGTAATGAATAATAATTTAAACCTTTATTTTGTATTTTTATTTTACTTATAGATCCTTTTGCATTCAATGAATTTGTATAATATTTTAAATTTGAAGATGTTTGAGAATAGATTAAACTTTCTGGGATTTCTTTTATAAAGTATTGGAAGGAATTATCAGTTTTATTGGATATTTTGTACGTTCCATTGTAAATACTGTTTAAAACTTGTATTTGATTATAAGATTGAACCAAATCATCGCATATTATCTCAGTTTTTGATTGAGGGATGCCTTGATTATAAATCGGAACCAAATTATAATATAAGTTGTTTGGTAAAGTGCTATCTACTGTTAATTCAACTCTAGCATCAGTACTTATTCCAATATTACCTAACTTTTTAACATTAAATACTCTAGTATTTGATGATGAATTGAATATATTTTTGAAATTTGAATCCGTATAAAGTACAAAATCAAAAGCTGAGTATAATATTGATTGATATGAATATGCTAAAGAAGCATCCGATAAATCAAATATTACTTTTGAATCTTTGTAAACTTTTATTGGGGGATTTATAAGAGATATTGATCCATAAGAAGAACTTACAATATCAATAACTTCAGGAATTAATTTTGTCGAATTAAAATAACTATCAGATAATTTGATATTATCTTTATCCACAAATATTACATAGTAAATTTGATTATTGTATAATCCTCCACATGGAGAGTCTGATGTGTGAATAATTTTTTGCCCACTTAAAAGTCCATGATCTTCTATGTAAATAGAATTTGTATCTATGTCAACATCAGCAGCATCAAATTCTTTTGGATTTATTAATATTCTTCTACTATAATCATTATATTTTAAAATGATCGAACTGGATAGTGTTGGATTTACCTCAATATTCACTTCATCTCCATTTAAAAGTTCATGGTCCTTATTTAAAGAAACTGTAACCGTATTTTTTGTCACTCTACCTTTCAATGAATCATTATTAGTGATAAAACTATGATAAGTTCCTGTTCCAAATCCAACAAAATATAATAACCCAATATTTTTTGTAGTGGATGATATGCCAGTAAAAAATCCTGTAGATCCAAGACCAACTTGAACAGTAGATAGTCCTATGAAATTATCATTTAGTCTTGCAATATAGAAATAAGAATTATTTGTTAGTGCAGTAGATCCTATACCAGTAGAAGAAACTTGAATTGAAGATCCTCCATTGGTTTCATATGTTACAATATCTCCAGTATTTAAATTGTGATTAGGTAAATATACTGATCTATTTTGAATAAAAATTTGACTCACACCAACCCCTGGATTGGATATGTTAACTATTGTACCAATTCCAATGGCGGGATTTGTTCCTATTCCCAAAGACTCTGAGGGATTGAAATATATTTCTCTATTTTCTTTTATATTTTTATCATAAGAATATGAATCAGAATTAATTCTGAATTTTCTTGGAATTTCGTATAATATAGTTGATACTGTGTGATGAGTTCCTACAGTATCATCAATTTGCCGCAAAATTCTCAATCTGGATGATTTTTCATCAATATTTAAAACTTTTATTTTTTCATCATCGAGTAATAAAATATCATTTTCTCTAATATTTGGATAATTTAAATTACCTCTCACAGAAACATAGGTAACTATTCCTGTTACTGATACCGAAGATATTCCTATAGTTGTGGATCCAACTCCATATAAACTTAATTTATTTTGATTTACCTTTATTTTATAAGATCCCTCTAGTAATGAGGATGTTGTAGTTAAACCACTAATATTAATCAAATCTAAATTATCAAGATTATGTGGAGATGTACTATAAACTACATACTCATTTTTAGTTTTTGATGGATAAATTTCAACTTCATAAAGGGAAGTAGTTGCAACACTTATATTTGCAATTTCTTTTCCTTGTATTTTTGAAATATATGCAGACAAAGAATTTCCTCTAGATTTTCCGTCAGAATCAAAATTATTAAAAACTAATTGATCATTAACTTTATAATTATCACCAGAAGAAGAAATTCCAATATTATCAATTGTTCCTGGTAGAGTGCTTGCAACTTTTATACTTTGCTTTAATTTATTTGGTAAACTTACATATTCATAGGTTGATTTGTCATTTGTTAGATTATATGAATAGGTATTTCTAATCCAAGATCCATTATTTAAATCAATATCGTCTTGATTTGAGCTTCTTTTAAAATTAAATTCATTTGGTTTTGAATTGTAATAGTTTCCGATAAGATATGGGAACTGTGGTTTTTTATATCCTAAAAATGACCCAGATGATTCGACAGAAGTATAATTTATTGTTGCAAAATATGCATAAGTGCCGCTTGGAAATTCTGGTGTTATGCAAAATCTTCCATTATTTTCATCCAAAACTGTATCATCTTCAGAATAAACATACTTATAGTCCTCTACAAAAAATCCTTCAGCAAAATAGTTTAGAGAAGGTCTATTTGCATCCAAGTTTAAGACATACCCACTCTTCATTTGGGATACTACTCCCCCAGATTTTTTAGAATATCCATATGGACCATATATCGGATTGCCGTCATAAGACCATCCTATTATTGGGGAATGATTGCCTGAATTTATCTCAACCCCGTTTGCTTTTTTCAGATCTGGATTTGAAAAAAGAATTTTTCCTGATTGATCCTTTGAATATAAAAGTTCTCTTAACTTTCTTGGTGCATATAAATGACAGTATTGGAGTCCATATTTTTTATTAACTCCCAAAGATATAAATCCATCGTCTTTTGATATGTAATTTGAATATTTTTGAAATAAGTTTACTGTCCAATTTTTTATTTTGGCTTTAAATTTAGCACCTTCTCCTGGTTGTACGGCAACAATTTCGGTTGATTCTTGAGAATATCCAGATCCTCCCTCAATAACCTTAACAGAAGAAATTGTGTTATTTGTAACTATTGGAACTAAAACAGCTCCAGTTCCGGATCCAGAAATTATTAAATCTGGTGCAGCAGTATAATTTTGACCAACATTATTGACTAGTACTTCTTTTATTTGACCATTTGAAATAATTGGTTTAAATTCTGAACCATAACCGGAAATAATATCGAATAAAGGTTGTCTATCCAAGTTAAAAACATTTTCAACTCCATAAGAAGATCCTTTAGAAATCAAATGTACAGAACTTATTTCTCCTCTAAAAACTGGATAAATTTGAGCTTTATATGAAGAATCTATCCCAACATTTCCAATTATTTCAACATTTATATCTGGATAATTGAAAACGTGAATATCATTATTTTTTGAGGTAATATCTACAAATTGTTTTGTTTTATAATAAAAATCTGGCGAGTAATTACCAGATCCTACCTCAGATAAACGAAAACTATTTTTTGTATTAGTGGTAACATAATAGTTGGTATTATTTGTTAATCCACCTAAAACTGTTCCAGATGTTGAATACTTGACAACTTCTCCAGATTTAAACCCATGATTATTGATAGTAATAGTATCGTCAAATATATCAATTCCATCAAAAGATACTGTTCTCTTTTTATTTTCATAACCAGATCCAGAACTAACTACAGAAACCGATGAAAGAACAAGTTTTTTATCAACAGAATTAAAGGAATGGGTTCCATTTCCATATCCACTTAGAACTATATTATTAGTACCTGCAATAGAATCTTCAAAAGTTTTATGTAATTTAATACTAGTTGGTGATATGGTAGAAACAAAATATATTGAATCTGTTGTTAATCCTGAAATATTTTTTTGAGAATATGTTTTGTATATTACTTTTTCACCATTTCTAAATTTGTGATTGGATGTGAAATTTATTGTGGACGATGTGGATCCTAATGAAACTAACTTTGAAGTTATTTCTGAATTAAAAGAAACTTCATGAGTCACTAGTTTCATATTAGGAAGGGCTTTTGCACCACTTCCATTTCCACCTGTAATATTAATAATAGGAGTCTCTAAGTAATCAAATCCTCGATCTACTATTCTTATTTCTTGCAAAGACCCCGAAACTCCACAATAACAAGTTGCACCTGATCCAATGTTATCCTCTATAATGAGATTTGGTGGATTTATAATATCATAATTAGATCCATTTGCAACAACCTCAACATCTTCTATTGGACCATATATTACTTTATCTTTTGATTTATAATTTAAAATTTCAACTCCATTTACTAAAATTCCAGTATATCCTGGAGCAGTATCAGTCTTTTCTGAAACTGTAATTGGAGAAGAAATTTCTCTCATTAGTTTTTGGGATTGTAATTCCTTTCCCGTAAATTCATATGGTTCTATTTTGTTATCAGTAACAATAGTTTCAGTGTCTAAAGTAATATACTTTTCTTCAAGTATATTCGATATACTCTTGGAAAATTTTATGTTATTTGAATCTACTCTTTTTATAAAGTAAACTCCTTCATCAAAAAGAAAACTGGAAATAATCTCTATTGATTCACTATTTCCATCAATATCAGTTGTAGTTTGAATGGTTGTTTGTGGGTAATAATATACACAATCTCCCGTATAAAATCCGTGGTCATTTATTGTTGTTATTTTAAAAGTATCTCCAACAAAAGAACCTGAGAAAGTTACCGAGCGATTTGTAACTTCCAAAGATTGGTTTGGATAGCTTGGAATAGATGGTGATGAAACTAAAATTTTATCTTCATTTTTATCTTTGTATATATTTTGAATATTGGATGATAAATTATTGCATAAAGAGAAATTATTTGAATTTACTTTTAAAATATATCTTTTTACTTTATAATTATCTTGCGAAATAAATCCTTGGCCAATTACTACTATAATTTTTTCTGATAAAATATCAATAATAGTTGAATTCTTTATTTCTCCTGAAGAATTTATTAGTTGTATAGAATCACCAACTCTAAATAAATGATTATTTTCAAATTCTAAAGAATATGTTTGATCAGAAACATCCAATAGATTAAAGGATTTTACATCATAAGTAACAGCAGTATTGAATACCCAATCATTAAGTATTGCATTATCTTCAATTACTCCTAAAGTTTTAATTATTGCAGTATCACCTTTACTGTAATAATGAGAATCTTCTGGTAATTCAATTTTTTCTAAAATAGAATTAATTCTTACAGTTATGTTTTCTCCATTTTGATCAGTTGCATATGCAAAAGTATTAATGCTTATTTGAGTGTTATCTAGTATATCTGATGTAATATTTGAACATTCTAAAAATTGTGTTAAATTTTTGGATTTGTATGATACTATTCCGATAGATTGGTCGTCATAAATTAGATACAAATCTCCGGAATTTGGAAATCCAACTGTCGAATCTACATCAATATAATCTGCTCCAGATAATACTTTTCCTATATTTCTTGTTTTGGGGTGAACTGAAAATTGACCATATGTAGTTCCATCGTATATAAGGTCTCTATTATATCCACCATCTATTTTCAGCTTATAAAAAATATTTCCATCATCAGATAGGACAGTTTCGACATCTGTGATCGGTGCATATGCCTTTGGAATATTTAAATATTCATCCTGATATAATGTTAGATTTACTGCATTTTTTATATCACCAGAAATTTCTTCTACTACCAAATCATTTGTAACTTTATATTTTGCATCAGAAGGTCTAAAGAGGTAATCCTTGGGTTTAATTACTTCTACTTTTTCTCCATATAAAGCTTGAAATAAAATTTCAAAGGATCTATCAGTTCCTTTACTTTCATAAAAATCTTTTATTTGCTTTATTAAGATAGATTCGTTTAATTTTTCTACAAAACTTCTATTTTCAAATCCAGGAGTTAATTGGGATTTTGTTTTTGTTAAAAATTCTTTTAAGAATAAAGAACTTAAGTTATAAACTTTTGTTCCTGATGTATGATATTCTGCCGAAGAATCTTTAAATATTAGTTGGTCCGAAGATTTAATTTTTGAAGTTGATGCTATTCCAACATTTGTGTTTGTATATGATACAATACCACTAAATCCTCTGTAACAATTTACAAATTTTCCAAATTCTTTGGACTCATATAGTATTAATTCATTATCAATTAATAGTAGACCATACTTTTCTGGGAATCCTACAGACCCATTTTCAGAATCTAAAAGGCTTACATTAATTTCAGTATCGATTTCAGACAAATCAGATCCTAAAATTGTATAATCTGAAAGATTTGTTATAGAATCAACTTTAGTATAGTTATCAATATTTTGTATTAGATCAATTGGAGCACCCTGAAATTCCTGGGACAAATAATACTGAGAAAGAAATTCCCCAATTAAAGGATATTCTTCCTTTACATATTGGGGAAGTTGATTTTTTACAATTGTATTGAGTTGAATTCTTTTTTCTTTCATTTTGTTATGATCTTACTAGGTTCCCGTTATTGTAGCTTGAAGATACTATATATTTTGATGCTGAAGGATCTAATCCGGAAGAAATGTCATCAATAACCATATCGAAAGTACTCTTATTAATATCTAGTTGTAAATAAAGATCCTGTTTTCCTACAACGTCATTGGACTTGGGTATAGCAGAAAATTCTATAATTGGTTGACCATCCTTTATCTTTCCAGATACAACATTTATTGGATTTATTGTTATTATTCCACTTACATAATCTATTTTTCCAACATTTCTTCTTAAAATTGTTGAAGATGTAGAAGAAACGGAATCTACTGTAAATAAAAATAAAGATCCTGTTTGTGCATCAGAATTTGGAATATCACTTATATAAACAGTTTGTGATAACCCAGAAATTTTAAATCCAGATGATTTAATATTGTATCCATTCATACTTTTAATATGGAACTCATTTCCAAAACCAATAGAATATTCTGAAATAGAGTTTAAAATCACTCTCAAATCCCTTCTCATTTGCATAACAGTAATGTTTGAAGTTATTGATTCGTGACTGTCATCAATTATCTTTAGAAATTTGCTGTATTTGAACCTAGCACCATAACGATTTAATTCTGTGGACTCTGAATATTTCCTTGCATTAGATTGCACTAAACTCGATACATATTGTGGACTTGGAGCTAGATTTGTATTATAATAAACATTTGATAAAATCTCAATATAAAGATATTTCAAATCTAATATTTCTGGAACAATACCAGCTACAGAATACTTTTTGAGCTTTAATTTTATATTTTCTTTAATTAAATTTGGTAAAAAGTCTCCAAATCTGGGTTTAATACTTATAAAAACTTTTCCGTATTGAGGTGGGATGACATCTTCTCCACCAAACACAGATATTGATTCTGTTTCTGGATAAATTTTTGCTGGTATTAAAGTTTCAAAATCATTAACAGTTAAAGCTCTATTTTGTGATGCATAAATCCTTGGTGCATATTTTTTAATTGATTCAACAGACTCTATATTTTCTCCTCCAGAAGAAATCAATCCTGTTGTTAAAAGTGATATTCCATTAGTTATTGTGTACTCAATATTGTTTCTAGTATATGAAATTTTTCCAGAGAAAGTAAATTGATTTACTCCATTTGCACTATCTCCATTAGAAGTAATATAATCTACTGTAATATAGTTTCCTTCTTCTAGTTTTTTACCAAAAAATCCATCACCAAAAATAATCTCATATCTTTCGTCTTCAATTTCTTGCAAGAAATAAACTTTAGAATCTGGTTTTACTTCAAATAAACTATCTTGCATACTATATTTTACTCTGGAAGTTGCCTGCTCATTTGCTTTTACAACTACAGATATTAACTCAGTATCAATTCCTACATTTTGCAATATAAATTTTTGATTTGGTATTCTAGAACTATAAGTAAAATTATTTGTAAGCAAAATACCTTCATAAATTTCTACATTATTGAAATTTGCTATGTTATCGTATACAGGAACGGTAATATCGTTTAAAATTGAAAACACAAAGGATTGATTGCCAAAATTTCCTACAGTAGTAGCAACAATTCCTTTATTTAAGGTTAAAGCTGATGGTGCTGGTGTAATATTTGAGGTGTCAACAAAAAAAGAAACAGTTGCTCTTGCTGCCTTTCTGGATCTTGGAATATAACCAATGTTTCTTGCTAAAGCAACTACATTTTCTCTTAGTGTTGCACTATCAATAAAAACTTCATTTGCAACCATATTTGCATTATATGAAGTAATATAGGTATTATATGCCAATACATCTAAAATAGTTGATAAATTAGATCCCTCAAAGTCATAATCAGTAAAATTTGAATTTGATCTCAAATAATCTTTAAGAGTTGTTTTTATCTGGTCAAAATCCAGATTTGTAAAATTTATTAATGGCATTTTACCTAGTTGTTTGTAAAACAAATTGTAATTGCTGTGCAGAAACATCTGCACCAATAATTTCATATAGTATTGTTACATCAAAAGAATTATTATCATAGTTGGGATATGCCGAAACATCAATTAATCTTACTCTTGGTTCATAATTTATAATAGATTGTTTAATTTCATCTGCAATTATAGATGCAGAAATATTATCAACATTTTCAAAGAGAGATCTTGTTATTTTTGACCCAAAGTTCTGATTAAAAAACTTTTCTCCAGGAAGGGTAAATACAATGTTTCTTACGGATCTTGCGATTGCAGTTTGATTTTTAATCGCTATTAAATCACTATTCAGGGGGTTAACCTGAAAAGTCATGCTAATATCCTTAAAACCTTGACTTACCCTTTCTAAAGGCATTGAATATTATAAAATCTATCTTATTTATTAAGATTTTTTTGATTCATAAAGAGGTTCTGTTCCGTATTCCCAATCATCATAATCTTCATCGTTTCTAATTTTTGAATGAATTTCATTTTGATGAAAGAAATCATGTTTTTTAGGTGTCATATCATCATTTGAGATCTCTCTAAGCATTTTTTTTATTCCAATTTGAGATTCCCAACCATATTCGCCCGACAAATATTTGGTTCCCCACTCAGTTTTCATGAAATTTTGATCTTTATCGACTTTTTTAGTCATTTTTTGCTCCTGATTTTGTGAATCAGAACTTTTTACGGGGTTGCTATCCCGTTTTTTATGATATTATAGTCTTCTTGAAGAATTTCTTTTAGATATTTGTCATCCCATAAGTCATAATACTTTGTTTTTGAAAGATTTTCTCTAAATTTACGTAATTTTTCTTTTGGTTGGCATAATATTAAGTTATATTTTCCATTGTTAGTTTGAATTCCTTTAATATATGTTTTATATCTTCCACAATCTTCAAAAAATTTCCATTTATTATACTTAGAATTGTAATAATCAACCCAGAACTTAACTGCACTATGATCAAAGTAGTCCTCTACTATAAAAATGATAACCTGATAACCGTCAATTGGTACAATTTCTTCTGCAGAACACTCTACTATTTTAAATTTTGAATTTGAAGCAAAAGGACAAATTGCAAATCCATTCAATTCAGGTCTAATCTTGGATACTTCTTGAATCCATTTGAGGATGTATGTTTCTTTTTCTGAAAGCATAAAAAAAGAGTGCTTATTTTTATTTAAGCACTCTATAAATTATTTACCTTGACCCCTATATCGTTTTCCTCTTCCATTACGAGAAGTTGCACTTAGTAGTGTGCGAGAAGAACGTCCTTGACGAGTCTTTTTAGGTGCTCCTGGTTCAAAATTTACTTTATTAACACCACCTTTAGATTTTGCCATAAGTTACCTCAATCAAATAATACGAGTTTTTTCATGTCCCACTCTAATACGAGGATCGCACCAAATTTCAAATCCTGCGTCCTTTGCATCCAAGCAGAAACTTACATCTTCTCCGCACATATCTTGAACATTTCCAGATTCAAAGACTTGCATCTTGGGAGCAAACCAAGGGTATTCAAGATTCTCAAATACTCCGCGCTTAATCATAACCCATCCAAATCCAGTATAGTCAACTGTGAAAGGCTTTGAACGCTTTGAGATGCTATCCACAGATTCGTGATTCATAACACCACCATTCTTTCGGAAATCCTCTTCTTCTAACCAGTGAGCGACAGAGGTTGTGTGTCCATCTTCAGTTGCGTACCATCCTGCGACAATTTCACGCTCTTCTCCTTCTTCGGAAAGAGCCATATCACAGAGTTGCCAGAATTTGTTTGAATCAAAAACAATATCCGAGTCAATCCATAGTTGATAATCATATTCAAGTTTTCCGTCCCACGGAATTTGCTTAGGACCTCTGAGAACATTTGCTCCGAGAACTTTGCATCTTGCAAAGTTTACCATTGAGGAATAATCTTGAGAGATCTGAATACTCATTCCATTTTGTACAAGGTCAAAACATAGTTGTACAAATGCTTTTAGAAAAATGAAAGAGCATCCTCTTCCAGGTAAGCAAAATACAATGTTCTTTCCTTTCATTCTTTCTTTAATTGCATCATAATCCCAAGTTTCTTTTGGTTTGGGAGAAGATGCTTTGACAGTAAATCCTTTTGCCATAAGTTAATAGAACCTTCAATGTCAATTTTAACACTCTATATATGCCTTTGTCAAATTAAAACATCCATAATATGCTTTTCCATAACAACCATTTTCAGCAAGTTGTATGGTATTTCCTTTTTGACCTATCCAATGATTTAAATTTTTTTCAGTTAATTCGTGAGGGTGCCCTTCGTGAGAAGGAATGTCAATCCACTCAAATATTCTTAAAATTTTTGCTGCTTTTTTTGCATTATCAATAATTTTTTGTGGGTCGATTGTATGCTGCAAACAATTGTAAATCCAAACTTCGCCCCAGTTAAGTTCCTCTATATTTTCTCCGAAGTCTACGAGAACTTCGATATTTTTAGTATTATATCTTTGAACTGTCCAAGATGGGTAAGGAATTGGATCTACTACTTTTCCTTTCTGCAGATTGAAAGTTTTCAAAAGCATTGAGCACGGTCCACCTCCGATATCCAGCACTGTCCTCGATTGTGCATCAAAACTATAGTGAACTCTGGGAATCTGCATTAAGTTTGCATAAACATAATGCTTCTGCTCTTCATCAAAAGTATTGCAACAATCTCCCCAGTAATTTTTTTCAAACACAAGTTCTTCAATTTGTTTTTGCTCGTTCATTGATTTTAATATGAAGAATTTCTGACAATTTCTTTATTGATTATTAATTCTTCATATTGCAAATCTTCTTTCCTGACATTTGTTTCAAGAACTTCAACCATTCTGTGCATTGTCTCCCATACTTCAGTGAATTTTTCCTCTGATAAGCTGTGATAAATGCACTGCCCCTTTGCATATATGTGATAAATTTTGTCCGCTTCCATATTATCCTTTCGCTGCATTATATATTACCACAATAATCACTCCGAGGGGCACTCCAATTATCCGGAAAATTTTTCCAGGATATCGAATTATCCATCCCGCTAGGATTACCTTCCAGAAATTCCAATAGGGGCGCCTCTGTGTATATCTCTGAGGGTTTCTGAGACTGATCATACTTCCGGGAAATTTTTATTAGCTTGATAAAGCTCGGTCGATTTGTCACCTCTGTAGGTTGGGAAGGACCCTTTTTTTATATACGGGGACAACGCCGCGCGGCGCTATAACAAATCGGCGGCAATTAACTGCCGAATCACTACATCACCAATCATAACATAAGTGCCCTCCAGAGTCAACCAGAGGGCACACAGTTACTATCAGAAATCAATCACATCTGCAGTGGGTTCGCTATTATAACCCTCCGAAACATCGTCAGAGGTAAGTGCATTCAGAATCTGCAGAATCTCATCGCCGGTGTTACCTTGCTTGAGCATCGAGATCATCACTTGCTTGGACATAATGTAGAAGAAAAGAGTAAAGAACTGTGTGTTGATTGAGTGTCTTTATAGGGCGCATCTCATTCCCTTTGCTATACCTTACTGTGCAGTGGATTGCATCATAAAGTCCTCATACATTGGACCGAACATCTCATCACAGAAGTAACGCATTGATACTTTCAGAGACGCACATTGCTGAAGAAAGTAGATACAGATGTTGGGTTCGGAGTATACATTAAACCCACAATACTCTTGCAGAACTGCTAACTCTTTGTGACGGGGCAGAAGTGTAAGGACCTTGAGAAGATTAAGCATTTGAGTGTTAGTTAGTGTGTGTTCAGTGAGTGTTACTTAAGATCAGAAGTCGAACACATCGCTATTCAGTTGGATGACATTTACAGCAGGGTCATCAAACCGAATACCATCAGGAGTTTGTGTCATGAACTCGCTGATATATTCAACGAAGTCCTGATACGAACCACACTCACGAGCGATATCATAAAGACCCTCATCATTGAGGATCCAGAGTGCAACATTCCAGGTCTCATAATTCTCCCAACCGTTATAGGAAATGTCGAGAGCATTGCGTTGGAAAGTGGTAGTCATTTGTCGGAGATTTGTGGTTGGTTGGTGTCTATACTATAGGGACACTTTGCACGTCCCCCCTTTCAGTTACTCAAGTCATTCAACGTTACTCAAACCATCCTCAATCTTGTCTTGTAACTTATAAACGAACTCAACGCTATGTGTCCCACATAAACGTTCATAATGTTGCAACACTTTTTCTATGTGGGACACACAAATCTGTGGTATTCTCATTCTTTCTGTGTGTCCCATATGAGGATACTTGTTCAAAAAGGGCATAATCTATGTGTCCCACATAACATCCCTTTATTATACCTTATGTGGGACACATAGGTCAAACACTATATCTATGTGTCCCACATATGTGTCCCACATATATCTATGTG